TTCATCAACATGATGCGTAAGATCGAAAAGCAAATGAACACCGCGATTCGTAATCGCGAAAACTTCAGTTCATCCAACACACGTGTAATCTATTCACCTATTCGTAACTCTTCTGAAGTTTATTTGCATGGCAATCTAATCGCTATTGTCTCGAATGGTGTTCTTCAGATGTTTGATGGAGGTTGGCAAAGTAATACCACCAAGAGCAGACTCAACGCCTTATGTGATGAGTTCTGCCAGATTGGTGAGGGTGTATTTCAAAAAGATTTTACCTGGTATGTGAGAAGATTAGTCTCACAATCTGTTATCACTGGTAAAGTCTTCAACGTGGATAATTTCTCCAATGGATATATCTTCGCCGCATAAACAAATGTATATTACTAATGAAGAACGTGCCCTAATCTATTATTGTATGGAGCAAATGTTCAGTGAGTTCACTGATGATGAAATAGAGTTATTTGACTCTATTCAAACTAAATTAGACAACCAACTTTCTTCTCAATTATGACACAATCTCGCTACGTTGTTGACTCTATTCAGTTTGATTTTGTTGATGGTGATTTTGAGTTGCCAGTACAATTTCAACAAGGCATAATCAATGCCACATTAGCAACAGTTTATTTTGCAGATGATGAGGATGAAGTAGTCAATCAAATCACAGAATCTGCCGGGTTCTGTGTGTCATCTATCAACCTCAATCGTATCCCCTTTCGCTATTGATTACCATGAACAATTTCAACTCACAAAATAACATCAACAGTGCATGGGAAGAGTATGAGAATGACGTAGATTATGATCAGTCTAATTACAAAGAACCACATTTCCTAGATGTACTTGAAGAAAATAGTTTACAAGAGAATCTAGATAGTAATGTGATCAAATTGCTGGAGAATGTATGAAACGCGCACCCCATCAGTTAGCATCAACTAAGGTACACAAAACCATTGGGAAAACTAATAGTTTGCTAACAATGGAGGTGTATAATAGTCTACTAAATATGCACCCTGTTGATGCTATTCAGTGGGGTGTATTTGTAAATTATAGTTATAATAAAAATGTGTGAATAAATATATGTCTTTTTCGTATAAGGATCGTGAGTGTTACTTAGTCGTCCATTATCCTCGTGGTTGTTGTTACCTTAGCGGTCGCACTATGAGACACCGTGAAACACTATGAGACCCACTAAGTAACATCGTGACCCTCGCATTTTTTTCTTCCATTCTATCACAGTTCTGCACAGATTACAACCCTAAAGTTCACACACTTGCGAAACAGTTAGTGTTAGTGACAGTCTACAAAGTGGCACAAACAGTCACACAGACCCCGTGAATATCGCTTATAATCGTTGTAACGAACACAGGGGGAATCACACAACACTCAGTGATAGATAAGGGGCACACAGTAAGCATCAAGAACCTCACACCAATCGTGCCCCCTATCTAACACAAACTCCGTGAACAGTTAGTAACACTTAGAGACAGTTATTTGCCCCTTATTGTTGTGGCGGGCGGAGCCCGTTGCAAAAAAGTACCTTCTTTCTAACCTACAAACGTTTCCCAACGCCCGAAAGATATCAATATCAAAATTTTTTTCCCGTACCTAAAACGCCCCTTAGAAAAAATTCCGAGGTAAAAAAATCCCCCGTACCTTTCGAGGGGGGAGAAGTGTTCAACTATTCAGTGGTACCAAGAGGTCTCCCTTCGGGATATTTTAGAGGTTCCCCCCAGAAAAGGGGAAGAGAACCGAAGTATTGCTCCCAGTCATCGTAAACAGACTGAAAGATTGCCTTGATATTACGGTAAAGGGACGGTGTAAGTTCTTGTAGGTTCATGCCATCGGACTGACATGGAGAGTCTGAGAAGTATTCTATAAGATGCCCAGCATCTGGAGCATAGGCATTAGGCCATAGGTTATCGATGGGATGATCCAGGAACTGAGAGAGGGCACCAGAACCGGAACCCTCCCAGAGTTCTTCCATTATAACACAGTGTACCCGATCTTTTCCAAAGATCTTCTGAGCTTTTATAAGATTACCCACATAGTCTATCTTACGGAATGCAGACCCCCAGTTACTTTGATCTAAGAATTCTTGGTATAAGGTACCAGGAAGAACTGACTTTCTCAATGGAGTGTAAGTGTCTCTATAATCTGGTAAAGATAATTCAGTAATGTTATTATCTTTAGTATTTCTACGTCTAAGGTATTCTTGATAATGTCTTAGAGATTCGCCAAAGGCACGTCTAACGGGGTCACGAAAGATACAGACGAACTTAGTATCAAACTCCCGCGTCAAGTTATCGAAGTAAGTTCTTTGGAGTCTATTAGGGGATCTAACGAATGTTCCAGTAAAGGCATCTCCAACGGACTTATAACCCCTCTCTGAGGTATGATAGTAGAGTTCTTTATAGAAGTTGATTAGTTTAGTCGAAGTAGTATGACCAGTGAGTAACCTCTCTAAGTGAATCAAAGGGAAATCCTGTAAGACTTCCATGTCTATTGGCAAGTTCATCTTATGACCTAAAGATGATTGCCAGTTAGTATAGCGGTTATTTTTTACTAAGTTATAGATATTTTGTAATTGTCTGATTGGTCTTTTATTATAAACCAATCTACAGTTTTTCCATTCTAAGTATCGCATGTCTTTGGTATAACCAAAGTGACAATACTTGGAGTTACGTGAGAGTGTATATGCTAAGGGTGAAGAAGCAGACCAACCATATCCACCCAGTAGGAGCATTTTAGGGGTAGAAGATTTCAAGGAGTTGTTCATTTTGCATAACACGGAACTTCTTACCGGACTGTACGGAACGGATCTTTGCGGTATTAGAGGCAGATGTCACATTATGTGATTCGCCGTAGCGATGCCACTTGAAGAATTGATCCTGGTATTCAATGATGTATTTCATAGGTCACCGAAGCGATCACGAAGATCTTCTTTTTCTTTTTTGAGTGTTGCGAGAGCACCGTCTACGAAACCACGACGATATTCCCAAGTATCACCACCGAGTTGACCACGGGAAGGGTTGATACATTTATTGAAGTCAGGGTCATCTTGTCTGATGTTATTACAGACAAGACCAGCGAGGTCAGCATCTTTACCAGGTTTGCCAGTACCTTGCCAATAGAGTTGACCCTCCATCCAAGTAGCACCACATTTCTCACATTTTTTCATGGGGAGAACAGTAGTAGATCAAAGTATTTAGACCTTAGTCTAGCGATTCCTAGACTGAGATGCAAGTAATATTGCTTTTTCAATATAAACCTGTGCTTTACGGAGGTCATCCATTTGGGATTCGTGAGGTTTATGACCTGCTCGACAGATGTATTTTACGACATTACCACAGAAGAAGTCTAAGTTCTGATCAGCGATGAAGTCCCATACTTGAATATTACCTTGTTGATAGTGTGCAGGACTATATTTACTCTCTGTGGTTTCAGACATGGAAATCAGTGACGTGATAAAATTATAGCATAGATGCTACATGTGGGTCAAGAAGGTCAGCGATTACTTTAGAACCTTCTTGAGTTGGGTGAAGGGAGTGTGGGTTGATTACTTTATAGTCTAGGAGTTTTTTTATTCTTGAAGAGTCTACGAGCCAATTAGAGAGGTGCATACGATCTCCACGGATTGGTGCACCGGAAACCTCTGCTGTCATTTGGGACATCAGGTCCGTCATCCCCTCGTGTGGGAATACTATGGCGTTATTATGGATGCTGTTAGTGGGGTTTAGAACATCGAACCATTTATGGCGGATGCCCCTCAGGTCAAAGTACTGCTGCCAATGTTTGATATTTTGTGTAAGTTGGTAGTATTCATTCTGGTCATTGAAGTGTCTATGGAAGTAGTTGACGGTGCTGAACCCTGTTCTTCTCTCCCACGCTTCTGCTTTTTTGGCATGACCATTGAAAATAAATGGTTTATACTTATCAAGAACCTTGAAAAAGAGTTCGTCTCGATGAATAGATGTGACGCCCCATAGAACGATAACGTCTTTTGGATTTTCTACTTCGTTGAAGTATTCTGTCGCAAGACGAAACTGTGTTTTATTTGCCGACCCACCTTGGGCAAGGTTATGTTGTTCTAAGTTATACTTCTTTGCTAGAAGTGTTCGCCAAGCATATGGGGCATTATATTCCGTAACAGTCCGATAACTGTTATAGGTGTCTAGATCCTGAGGGTTATTAGATGTATATGCTGCGCCAACACCTTTGACCCAGGAACAACCGATAGTAACTAATGTTGTCATAAGATATCCTTCAGTGCTTTTTCAAATAGCATAGCGATTTCGTTGTGACCATCCTGCGTTGGAAGGAGTACATCATCAACCAAACCATTCATGCGTAAATCACTAATGCGGTCACAATCGACGTAACCAGTAGCGAAATGATGTCGATCTTGCTCATAAACCTTTCTAGATGCAATAGTTTGTGATACTAAGTCTTTCATCCCTTGATGAGGGAATATAAGTTTATTGCTGGTAATGGTATTAGTTTCGTTATGGATATCATACCACAGATTACGGATACCTGACAAGTCAAAATACTTTTGCCACATTCGGATATTGTTGATGGTCCTGGATTCTACGGTATCAATATCAAAATGATCTTCGTAGTGCTTGGTGATTGAATAATCAAAGTTATTGAGTTTGAACTTATGATCTGCTTTAGGATTCATTGTATGAGCAGAGAATCGCATTTGGCAGTAAGAACTCGTAGGATTCTGGTAGACCTCATCTGAGTATAGAGTATTGATACCCCATAGAACGATGACTTCTTTTGGATCGATATTTTGATTGAAGTACTGGGATGCTTTACGAAATTGATTCCAGTTTGATGCATTACTTTCTGATAAGTCATTACACTTGAAACCATAATGCTCACCAAGAATCCTCATCGAATTCTTTTGTTTGAGTGGATAACGACCTCGTATCCAACTATCTCCTAAGGTAACTAAAATCATAATGCAACTTGCCGACTAATGAGTTCTGCAATCAGATGATGACCCTCTCTGGTCGGATGATATGAATATGGATTGACAAGACCTAATCGAACAGCAGTATCAATCCGTTTAGAATCTCTAGTGTATTGTGAGATATGATAAGAATCATTCTGTATAGAGATTCCCCTAGCATTTAGCATTTGGTAAAGTACGTCTCTTTGAGGTTCATTATCAAATAACAACCGAGGAATCTTTACTCCATAGTTATGATGATTGAATGTATCAATCCAATAGTTCTCAATACCACAACTTTCAAAATATCGATTCCAATGCAGCATTTCAAATCTCAGTTGTCTCACCCGTTCTTCGTGGTTATAATGATCTATGACGTATTGCTTTGAATCAAAGTGACACTTTTTCATCATGTGCTCATGAGCGAACCCTCCCTTGCCGTACAACACGTTAGTATAACCTGCGTTGCCCTCTTCATCCCAACGGTTCGTACAATAGACCTCATGGCGTGCTGTGGAGGTGATAAACCACAACACAATCACTTTATCTTCTTTTAGATCATTCGTAGCAAAATATTTTCTGGCATGACGAAACTGTCTATGGTTTGACGAACCCTGGACAGAATAATTTACGTTCTTATATTGGTAGTGATTAGCAAGGATCGTACGGAAAGCATTCTGACTGCATAAGTCTCTATCCGCAGAGATATTCCTATACTGCAATTTGCTCATGCCCCGATCAAAGGCAGAACCGGTCCCGAAGGTCCATGAGCAACCAAAGGTAACTAATTTTTTCATAATAAATCAATTCACCTTACATCTTTGCCTTGATAGCGGCATCCATCCAATCAGCAATCTTTGCTTGAGATGCTGCGGTGGGTAGAATAGCGTGAGGGTTGACTGCCTTCTTCTCTACCAGATACTTTGCTCGCTTACAATCTTGATGACTGGATTGACCAGAGTGATCAGTATCTGCTTCAGGAGTCCAACCTGCATCCACAGCAAGCATGGTCATCAGAGAACGATCGTCTTTATCAGTGAACAGATAGTTGTCAGGCACTGTGGAATAATTGATCTGGTTGAGTTCATCATACCAGAAGACCTTATAACCAAGGTTAGTTAGATAACGATTCCAGTGAGCAATGTTATATGTCAGTTGCTCAATTTCATTCTCTTCGTTATAGTGATTCTTGACATACTTGAACATGTCAAAATCTTTGGACTTGTACTTATTAGCGTTGTCACCATATCCGTTAGCATACAAGACACCAACATATCCTTTGCCAGAGGCATTGAATCCCGTTTTGTCCTCGTTCATAAAGAGTTCATGGCGGGCAAGATGAGGAATACCTACCAAAACAATGGTCTCAGCAGCATCAGTACCGTCAAGAACTTCCGTCATTTTACGGAAGTTTCTCATATTGCTGCTACCTAAACGAGCATGGGTAGTCAGTTCCCAACCATTCTTCTCTGCAAGAAGATGTTTCCAGGTCAGGGCGTTGTTCCTATCCTTATCATAAGCAGTTTCGCCTGGAATACAGCACGCATTCTTGTACTCTTCCAGGCTCATACCATCAGTGTAACTCGCCCCTGTTCCTTGGGTCCAAGAAGATCCAAACGTAAGGAGTTTCATCTATTCTTCGTGCGATGGTATAGTGAGCATGATTTTCCATGCCCTCTGGTATTTATCTGATACGAGCTTCCTAAACATCAGCAATGACATCAAAGTCGTTTGATATGCGACTATTTCTTCCATGAATCTGGTATATAACCGAAGGTATTTTGAAAATCGTTATAGTATCTAGACATTATGTGAACTGCTCTACAATATTCCTCGTCAGTCAACTCTTCAATGTCACTTGCCCACTGATCTTTGAGGAATTCGTGCTGTGGAGCGTTCTTTCCCATGAAGGGAACGTAAGCATTTTCATGAATTTTCTCAACTTTATATGACAAGAAATCAGAAATTTGTTGTAATTGATTTTTTTCTTGTTTTTTATCCCAAAAATCTTCCATTATAACAGTATAAACGTTCTCTTTACCAAAAACATCGACGTATTTGGCATAACCTCCTCGGTAATCTGAATTATTTGAGTACCAACCTTGCGTAAGATAGTGAAAAAAGAGTTTTGTATGCTTTTTTCGTCGAACTAATGACTGAATTCTGAAATCGTGGTGATTTTTTGACCCAAAATCAAGAGTGTTGGCAAAAAAACTGCCAATTTCCGAATAAAAACGCCTTACTGGGTCGCGAAATTCCATCATGACCTTGATTTCAAAGTGATCGAGCAGTTTTGGAGCGATCATCTTCAAAAATCCGTAATCTAAACCCCAATTTCCGTTGCAAAAATCACAAACCGCAGCATAATCGTTTTTTATGTTGTCCCAGTGCTTCAAATAGTACTCAATATAGTCATCAAGTTTGATTTTATTCCTAAAAAAGATATCCATCGGGGTGTCCTTGGCAATTTCGTTGCGACCTGATAGAATACTGCCCCAAGGATGGTCATGTGGGCGCTTACCCTTTGATCCCTTCAATGCAGGAGAGTTTGCTATCTTGAAAATCTCATTGAAAGAGTCATCATTTTTCTCTAGTTTCACCAAAAACCAATTTTCTTTATAATGTCCCTGATGAGCGTACTTATTGTCCAACGCAAGGGTGTAAAACATGGGCGTGGTTGCCGACCACCCAGTGCCAGGATTTATTAGTAGCGTTGGTTTCATAAACCTATATATTGTACAAAAGGGAGGTCACTTATGCCCTATGATGTCTATCTAGACAAAAAAATTATTTTCACAGAGTTGACTAAAGAGCAAGCAGAAGATATTCAGATTACAATGCAAAGAATGATCATGGCGGGTATAAAAACTGACTATACAATTGAACAAATTAGAGTTGAATTGTCCGAACCATGAAACCTACCTTATTTTTGAATGTTGGTACCGGATGGTCTGGTACAACTCCATTATATTATACTTTAGGTTGGTATAACAAGTATTGCCATGCTGGGCATCGGAAAGAGAAGGGATATTTGTGGTTGATAAACTTGACGGAAGAAAAAAAGACCTTTGAGCGGGTTAGATTTTACAAAGAGTTTTTTGGTCCGTCAAAAGAATCAAAGTCAACTAGAAAACCTAAGATATTTACACATCAGTCTCCTTATGTTGTAGGAAAGTGGACTGAGGAAGAAATAAAGTATTTTTGGTCTCCTCCATTTACTCTAGAAAAATATATTGAGTATTACGAGAAGCATTGGGACAATATCAAAGACGATTATAAGGCAGTAGCAGATTTTAGCAACCCAAACGGGTATTGTGATGAAAATTTTATCATGTCGATTGCTCCTGACCTAAAAAGACACTTTGATGTAAAAATTAGCATTATTTTCCGAGATCCAATTCGCAGATTGTGGTCTATGCGGCAAAAACAAAATCCTCATGACCCAGTTCGCCATTTTATGAAATCTGGAGTCGATTTTGGGTATGCAGAAATGTTTTTGAAGTGGGCAATGGCATTTGGGTCGGAAAATTGTCATATGACGATTATGGAGGATTTTTGGAATGGAGAAACCCAATCATTGTCGGATTTTATAGGATATGAAATCAAGGAGGTCCACAAAAACGCATATGTGCCGGATTTAGGTCCAGCAGCACCCCATATACAGTATTTGAACGATCAGTGGGAATCTGACGTGATGCATATGCCAAAAGAAACTATGGAATATGCAAAAGAAATGTGTAGACCAATATATGACAATTTTAGAATGTATTTCGGGTATCTTCCCCAAAGATGGGAAATAAAGTAGTATACATAGAACGCACTACTTATTCATATGTTCAATCCGTTCTCTTGGTTGATACTACAGTGGCGGTTGCGTCAGATTCGTCGAATGGACCCGTTCATCTACGAAGATGACTGTGATATGGATGAGGAACCAAATCCTGAAGAATGATTGGTTTTTCCGAAGGTTTTCATGACTCAGCAGTTGCAGTAGTTCATGAAGACAGAATTGTCTTTGCTACACACGGCGAAAGATACTCAAAGAAGAAACATGACAAATATCTTTGTGATGAAGCTGCATTTATGGCGGAAGCACTGAATACGTATGATGATGTCTATGCTTTCTATGAAAAACCTTTTCCTAAGCGGATGAGGCAGTTTTTTGCTGGTCAGAGACACTGGAGCAAACCTAGGCAACTAAGATTTCGGCCTACGATAGATTTTACCCATCATTTGTCTCATGCTGCCGCAGCATTCCAAACTTCGGTGTTTGAGCAGTCAGCATGTGTTGTTGTAGACAGTATTGGTGAATTTGACTGTAGTTCAGTCTGGGTTGCCAATATGATTGACGGAAGAGCGAAATATACGAAAGTCTGGTCTAAGAAGTATCCAAAGTCGATTGGTCTCTGGTATTCTGCTCTAACGAAGTATGCCGGTCTTCGTCCTTTGGATGAGGAGTATATTTTTATGGGTATGGCGGCATTTGGCGAAAATAAGCACGAACACCAACTCAGACATCTCCTGAAGGAAAATAATCATCGGGGAGTCCGTATCGACTTCTCCAACTCAACTTTTGATTTGGCAAAGAGTGCCCAAGTTGTTTTGGAACAAGAACTAACCAAAATCTTCAAGATAGCACTTGAGTACAGCAATAACGTCTGTTATGGTGGTGGGGTTGCTCTAAACTGCGTTGCTAATACTAAACTGCGGGAAATGTGTAATCTATGGATTATGCCTAACCCAGGAGATGCTGGAGCAGCGTTAGGTGCTGCATTGTTAGTATCTGGTAAGAAAGTGCAGTGGACGCCTTACTGTGGACATAATATTGAACGTAAGATTGATCCTAAGGATGTTGTTCAGTGTTTGCTTGAAAACGGGGTTGTAGGTGTTGCAAATGGCAAAGCAGAGTATGGTCCCCGTGCTTTAGGAAACAGATCACTTCTGGCGGATCCTAGGAAAGCCGAAAACAAAGAAAAACTAAATCGCATCAAAAAACGCCAGAAATTCCGGCCTTTTGCTCCCGCAATCCTAGAAGAGCATTGTCGGGATTATTTTGATATGAATCATTCGCATTCTAGGTATATGTCGTATGTCTATGATTGTTTGCGTCCTGAGGAGATTCCTGCCGCTGTACACGTTGATAATAGTGCGCGAGTACAAACTGTACCCGAGACCTCTAGCAGCATCCTAAGACCTATCCTAGAGGAGTGGTATCGTGTCACAGGTTGTCCTGCACTACTCAACACTTCATTGAACATAAGGGGCAAACCCATGGTCAATGATTGGGGTGATGCACTGGATTTTCAGGCAAAGTATAACGTAAAAGTGTTCTAATTGTCGTAACCTATATAAGGTGGTATAATTGAATTGACAAACCTTTCATTTCATGGCAAAAGGATTCCGGGTGGTTACGACTCCACCTGAAAGCGAGGACGCTAAAAAAAAGTCTGAAGAGTTTAGTATTGAAGCTGCACGCGAACTGGTAAAGGGAAAAACGTTTGTTTTCTGCCTTCCTGGTCGTACAGTTTCATACATCTACCTGAAGAATTTTGTGCAACTCGCTTTTGAGATTGTGCAGCGTGGAGGTTCTTTGCAAATCTCCCAAGACTATTCGTCCATGGTCAACTTTGCCCGATGTAAGTGTTTGGGTGCTAATGTTCTCCAGGGTCCAGATCAGAAACCTTGGCAAGGCAACCTGAAGTATGATTATCAGTTGTGGATTGATAGTGATATTGTTTTTGGTCTAGAGCAGTTCTACCGTCTCCTTTGGATGGATAAAGATATTGCTGGTGGTTGGTATGTGACTGAAGACGGACAGACTACCTCTGTTGCTCACTGGTTGGAAGAAGAAGATTTCAAAAACAACGGCGGCGTGATGAACCATGAGATGCTGGATGGCATCCAGAAGCGTCGTAAACCGTTCACTGTGGACTACACCGGTTTTGGTTGGTTGCTAATCAAGTATGGAGTCTTTGAGCACGAGAAGATGAAGTATCCTTGGTTTGCTCCACAGATGCAGGTCTTTGAATCTGGTGAAGTACAAGACATGTGTGGCGAAGATGTGTCATTCTGTCTTGAAGCACAGAAGGCAGGTTTTGAAATCTGGTGTGACCCTAAATGTCGAGTTGGACACGAAAAGACTCGCATTATTTGATTTCAATTATCTAATATACCTATATAATTGAGTCTGTGCCATAGGTATATGGATCTATATGACATCTGGGTGAATGGAACAAGAATTCACGCTTCTATAACAGAAGCAGAGATGGAAGAATATTCTCAAGACCTTGCTGATGAATACTATGCAAACGGTTACCCACACCCAAATGATGTAGAGATTTGTTACCTAGGACATGAGGGGGTCTAAAAAGACCTCCTTTTTTGTGCCTCTAAATAGATAAATATACGAGATATTAGGGTCACTGTGCCTATTCAGAGAACGTCGGAGGGTTTCAAGGATATTTCATTATCCATGAAAACTCATCCAGTTACTAAAGACATAATTCCTCTGAAGAACGAAGATGCCATCAAGCGTTCCGTTCAAAACTTGGTCCGTATCCGATTAGGCGAAGTATTTTTCAATACACTTCTGGGAACAAGAATTACCGCTTCGTTATTTGAGTTAGCGAACGATGATTACATTGATCCCATCCGAGGAGAGATTGAGACTACAATAACCAACTTTGAACCAAGGGTTGACCTGACAGACATTCAGGTTATTAGCAGACCCGATGATAATGCACTTGCGGTGACTATTAGTTACGACATTGTGGGACTGACTAGACCTGCTCAGTCGGTATCATTCATACTTGAACCTACTAGGCTATAATGGCTCTAACTCAATTTACCAATCTGAATTTTGAGGACATCAAGAGGTCCATCAAAGACTATCTGAGGGAGAACAGTAACTTCACAGATATGGACTTTGAGGGGTCTAACCTCAGTATCCTAATCAATATTTTAGCCTATAATGCTTATAGCACCGCCTATAACACCAACATGGCGGTCAATGAAACTTTCATTGATTCGGCAACCCTGAGGGAGAACGTTGTATCCCTAGCACGAAACATTGGATATGTTCCTCGTTCAGCAAGAGCAGCGCGTGCTCTGGTTTCTATTGACCTTTCTAATCTAGCATCTGATACTGAGACTGTAAGTATCCAACCTGGCATTGTTGCCAATGGTTCTACTAACGACACCAGTTTCTTGTTCTCCATTCCTGAGGAAATTACTTTTCCCGCAGACGACGGTGAAGCTGCGGCAAACTTTGAGATTTATCAAGGTCAATATATCAAGAATATTTTTACCGTAGATCAGTCACAACCCAATCAAAGGTTCGTGATCCCCAACAACAATGTTGACACCTCTACGATCAAAGTCAAGATCAAGAATAGTGCCTCTGACAATACTAGCATTGATTACAACCTAGTTGACACTATTGTTGGGGTTACTTCTACATCCAACATTTATTTGCTTCAAGAGACTTCTGACGAGAAGTATGAAGTCTTATTTGGCGATGATATCTTTGGTAAAAAGTTGTCATCCGGTAATGTCATTGAAATTGGTTATATCAAGACCAATGGTAAGGTAGGTAATGGTGTAAAGCAGTTCAACTTCTCAGGCACCCTGAAAGATCAGGATGGTGCTAATGAGTCTGGGTTCAGTGCTGCTCTAGTTGCCCTAGGACCGTCTCAGAACGGCGATGGCATCGAACCATTGGAGAGTGTCAAGTATTACGCTCCCCGCCTCTATGCGTCCCAATACAGGGCAGTGACGGCGAATGACTATGAAGCAATCCTCCCGGCAATTTTTCCTAACATTGAGTCGGTTAGTGCCTATGGTGGTGAGGAATTAGATCCTCCCCAGTTTGGTCGGGTTTACATTGCTGCTAAACCTAAAAATGGTTCTTTCTTGTCAAACTTGACTAAGAAGAATCTTTTGACTGAATTGAGGAGTTATTCTATTGCTGGAATTGTTCCTACGTTCATTGATCTCAAGTTCCTGTATGTTGAGATTGACTCATATGTTTACTACAACTCCAACTTTGTTGGAGATATTGACAACCTGAAAACTAATGTTATCAAAGCTCTTTCTACTTTTGGGTCTGGCAAGGAACTCAACAAATTCGGCGGCAGGTTCAAGTACAGTAAGATTCTATCTACGATTGACAATGTTGATACTTCTATCACTTCAAATATCACCCTAGTGAGAATGAGAAGGGATTTGATTGCCAAAGTCACGCAGTTTGCCCAGTATGAGATTTGTTTCCTCAATACCATGTATGCACCTGATGAGCAGTATAACATCCGGTCTACCGGATTTACTGCGTCTGGTGTTGTTGGAACTTGTTACTTCAGTGACCAAAAGGTGAGTGCAGACAAGGGTACGATCTTTATGTTCCAGATTCTTCAGGATGATAGCATCAAAGTTATCACTAAGAACCTTGGTCGAATTGATTATGCTAAAGGTGAGATTGTTCTTGATACCATCAACATAACATCCACTCTTGTGGGTGACAATATTATTGAGGTTGAGGCAATTCCTCAATCAAACGATGTTCTTGCAAAGAACGAACTGTACTTGCAGTTTGATGTCTCTAAGAGCAACTTCTTCATGAGAAAGGACAGTATTGCAACCGGTGCCAATACTTCTGGATCACAATTCATCCCACAGTCCAGTTACTTTGCTGACAAGAAGGTCCGTGGAACTGTTATAACTAGCACTGGTGCATCTAACTAGAAATAGTATCGGAATAAATGATAGAGACCTCTCTTAGCCGAGTAAAAATACACGAGGTTGTTCAAAGTCAAATTCCTGCGTCTATAGATGCTGAGAATCCTGATTTTGGAGAGTTTCTAAAGCAGTATTATATCTCCCAGGAATTCCAAGGGGGACCGGTTGATATTGCTGAAAACCTGGTTGAATACAAGGGTCTCGACTTTCTCAACAATGAAAACCTGATTGGTTTTACATCACTCACGTCTTATCGTGATGGTGGACAAAAAACCATTGAAGTTGTGTCAACAAAAGGTTGGCCTAATAGGTATGGTCTGCTAAAGATAAACGATGAGATCATTACCTATACTGGTATCACCACAAACTCTTTCATTGGTTGCACCCGTGGATTCAGTGGTATTGAAAATAATGCTAAAACCAACCAACCCGAGTATCTGACCTTCAGCACCAGTGGTGTAGGCACTCATGATACTGGTGCAAGGGTAGAAAATCTTAGTAATATTTTCTTGACCCAGTTCCTAAAGAAACTGAAAAAGCAGGTGCTCCCTGGTTTCTCGGAGCGTCCGTTGCACGGTAGAGTTGATCAATCCAACTTTATCCGTCAAGCAAAAGATTTTTATCGTTCCAAAGGAACAGAAGAAGCATTCAAAATTCTGTTTGGTGCTTTGTATGGCGAACCGGTTGAAATGATTCAACCTGCCAAGTTTATGATTCGTCCGTCTTCGGCGGATTATGTTACTAATGATGTCATCATTGCTAAAGCTATTAGTGGTGATGGCCTGAAAATTGCTGGAGAATCTTTAGAGCAGAACACTTCTCCCACTAAGACTGAAGGATCGATCTACAATGTCGAGTCTGTTATTGTTGGTCTCACAACATATTACAGCATTGCTATTTCCGAAAACACCACTTTTGGTGAGTTCCAACAAACAAACAAGACATTCACAACTATTCAGGCACCCCTTGGTGCTACTTCCATCTTTGTCGATTCTACCGTTGGTTTTAGCACTAGTGGCAATATCAAGGTAGATAATAGGGTCCTCACATACAATAACAAAAGTTATACTAAATTTGATCTTGATGTTGCCTGTCCGGTTGCTATTTCTATTGGGTCAACAGTAACTCAAGGAATCAATGCAAGGTCTTATGAGAATGGAGACTTGAACTTCCCAGTAGAACTGGAAATTGTTGGGTCACTTAGTAGTTTCAATGGAGAAGCAGTCAACCAACAGAAAGGCAGTGACATCAATGTCAAGACTCTGGGTGTAGAGCAGAATGATCGTCGCTGGTCTAGTTGGATCTACAATACCGCTGTATCTTACGGTATTCTAGAATTTACCGCAAACGGTTCCAACAACTACAATATCAAACTTGACACCGATCATGTTTTTATTGCTGGTGACCTAGTTGACATCATTGATGTTGATAATGTCGTAATTCCTGGCACTATCACTGCTTCTATCTCTGATGATAGCATCACAGTTGCTTGTTCAACTCTCACCCCACAAAAACGATATAAAATCCGTCGTAATCTGAAGGTCAACCAGCAAGTTATTGCTGACGTTCAGAATACTTATTCTGATCCAGACGATAATGTCTTTGTTGCATCAAATAGCATTCCTAACTGGGCGATCAATCCTTCCAAGAGGGATCGTGCTTTCTTCACTCCAAACAGTGCCACTAATCTGATCGACATTAGCGATCACCATCTCTATGATGGCGATCAAGTTGTTTATGAGAACGTTCTTGGCACTACACTGACCAACCTTACTCAGGGTGAGTCGTATTTTGTCAAGAGGATCAACGATAGTCAGATTGCTTTAGCATTTACTCCTGAGAACGTTCGTAGTGGTCAGTATATTGACGTATTCACCACAGCAGATATCGGTACATCCCAGTCTGGGTTATTGACTCCTACAATTTTCTACAACACCGACTTAGGTGCTCAGAAACTGCTGCGTAAATTCAACAAACCAGAATTTTCCCCGACTGGTCCAGTCAAAACTGTACAGGGCGGCGTTGGTCTGTTTGTCAACGGTGTTGAGATCTATTCATATAAAGCAACTGATAAGATTTTCTATGGTTCTCTGCAATCTGTCACTGTCCTGAATAGTGGTGGTGGATATGATGTCATCAATCCTCCCCGTCTATCGGTTGCACAGGCAGGACACACCGGAGTGGGTGCATCTTGCATTGCACAGATGAAAGGCACCTTACAGGAGGTCCTGGTGGACGATGACGACACCGTGGGACTTGACTACGAGGAAGTTCCTACAGTATCCATCCTTGGCGGCAACCATAAGGATGTTGTGGCACGGGCAAAGATGAAAACTGTGCCCAGAGTCATTGATTTTGACAGCACAACAACTGGTGGTGTGGTAAACACTTCAACAGATACCTTCCTGTTTGCCAAACCTCATGGATTTATAAATGGTGAGGAAATTATCTATACCACGAATGGCACAAGCAATATTGGTATTGGTACGACACCAGGAACCCTTATTGATTCTGCATCGTATTTTGTAAGAAGGATCAATGACTTCTCATTCCGTCTTTCTGAGACCAAAGCAAATTCTTTGGCAACGAATGTTGAGGTTATTATTCCTATCACCGGTAGTGGTGGAGGTATTCAAAGATTCACCTCTGTTAGGAGACGTAGTAGGATTGATGAGATCCTGATTGAAGGAACCGGTTCTTTCCATAATAGAGAAATTACCACTATTGCTGGGATCAATACATTTACTAACAGCATTGAAATCAACAACCACGGATTCAACAGTGGCGATGTTGTTGTTTATAGTTCTGATATTGCAAACATTCAAGGGTTGACTGATGACAGTCAATACTTTGTGTCCAAAGTCTCTGATGACATTTTCCAACTGACTACGGACAAAGATAATCAAAATGTTATTGGATTGACCGGTCCTGGGTCGGGAACGCATACCTTCAAAGATCCTGCGATTCAGGTTCTTGTTAGTGGTCGTCAAGGCATTACAACTTCTAATACCACGGCAACTCCTATTGTACGAGGTTCTGTTCAGAACGTCTTTGTTACCGTTTCTGGTGATAACTTCGGTTCTACCGTAATCAATGATAACTTCAAACCAGAAGTCAACACGGTTATCGGCAAAGAAGCATTCTTGCAACCGTTCATTGTCAATGGTCGAGTAGATCAAATTATCATCAAGTCTGGTGGTAAAGACTTCTTCAGCACCCCAGATATTGTCATCACTGGTGACGGTGTGGGTGCAAAGGCGAAAGCAGTTGTTTCTAATGGTCAGATTATTGCCATTGAGATGATTGAAAAGGGTGGTAACTACACCCAGTCTCAAACTACTGTTGCAGCAAAGACTCCTGGTGGTCATGCAATCTACTCTGCTAATCTGAATGAGTGGACTATCAACCAGGTGAATCGGTATGCACGTTTTGGTGATGTATCTACGGATGATGGTTATTACGAAGTTGCCAAGGACAGCAATCTTGGCAACCCTTACGTAAATTACTATGCACCACGTAACCTGAGGAATTATCTCCAAGATCTTGGCGGTGACCACTCACCCATCCTCGGTTGGGCGTATGACGGTAACCCCATCTATGGACCCGTAGGATTCAAGAATCCCAACGGTAGCGGTCTTCTTGAATATATGAAATCAAGTTATGTGAAATTGTCTGGTCAGCGTACTAACGGTCCTAGTATCGTAAACTATCCTGCTGGATTCTTTGTTGAGGACTACACATACAGACCTGGTTTTGGTGACCTTGATGAACATAATGGTAGATTCACTGTCACTCCGGATTATCCAAACGGGGTGTATGCATACTTTACTACGGTAACTAGTAACCAAATTTCTAATTCTGGAAGTCCTTTCAACAATGGTAGAGAACCTATTTTCCCATATGTTGTGGGGGATTCTTATAGATCTCAACCAGAGGTATTGAATCTAGAATTCGGATTTGACCAAAAGCATGATCCCTTGAAGTACAACCTGGTCAGGAATACCAGAAACTATAACATCAATTCATATGATTTCGTCTCAAACTCTCAGAAAAATACATTCGTCCAATCCCGAATCGTTTCGACAAACAGTGGTGGAATTACTTCACTGGATATTATTGATGGCGGTAATGAGTACGGTGTTGGTGACAACGTGGTATTTGATAACAGTGAAACCAGCGGATTTGGCGCAATCGCCCACGTTTCAAAAATTAGTGGTCCGATCATTAGCTCTTTCACATCGACTGTAATCAGTTATCCTGATACTAAGTTTGTATATACCGGTGGCAGTGTCACTGGTATTACCACTGTTCCTCATAACCTAGTTACTGGAACTTCACTTAGGGTAGATGATGTCTCTTCTACCCTGCATGACGAACTTGAAGGTCGTCATACTATTACGGTAAGTTCTGTCAAGTCTGGTCTGTCTACCGCAATCAATGCCCTTGGTGTCAATGGTGGTATTACTACCAGTGTCAAGATCAGTGATGATCCAACTAAGTTTGAAATTGATGATATCATCCGTATCAATAGTGAGCAGTTCCGTGTTTATAGAATTGATACTGCAAGAAATGAACTTGACCTTCTGCGTGCACAAAATGGCACTGCTGGTGTCGCTCATACTAACGGTTCACGTATTGATCGTCTTGAGCGTAAGTTCACCTTCGGTCTTCCAAGTTGCGACCCCACCCCACTAGACGAACGTGTCTACTTTGATGCTACCTCCCAGTTGGGTATTGGTGCATCTATTGGTCAAGGAGAAACTCACACTATCACTAACCAAAGAATCCTAGGCACTGGTGGTAGTCGTGCTATCCCCAAGGGTACTATTTTCCTACCCAACCATCCGTTCAAGAACGGTGAAAAGATTACTTACAACTATGATGACGGCACTGCCATCCAGTATCTGACTGCTGGTGTTGGCACTGCTTCTGGTTGGTCTGCTTCTTTGCCAGAAACCCTATTCGTTCAGGTTATCGACAACAGCATTGTTGGTGTTGTCACCATGCAGAACCAGATCAATTCTCCCAATAGTCGGGCACTTTTCTACAGCAACATTGGTGTTGGCAATACTCACTCCTTCAAAACAGTTAGAGGAGAAATCACTGGCGCAATTCAGATTACTAATGTAACTGCTACAACCAAGAATCCCCACACTATGCGTCCTGGGGATGAAATTGATATGAACATTGTTTCTATGGGAACTAGTTCTATCGTTCTTACATACAATCCCGGCAACAGGTTTGTGAGTATTGGCAATTCAGCAAATCCCAAAGTCACCGTTGTTGACGGAGACCTGCTTGAGTTTGACATGGCAGATTCGTCTTTGTCAAATACTAAACTCGGATTCTATCTAGATTCAACGTATCAGAAGTCTTTTGTTGGTTCCGGCAAATCTACTATTGAAGTTAGTTACAGTGGTGTCCCTGGTTCTAGTGGTGCTACGGCATCTGTGCACTTCACCCCAGAAGTTCCTAGAACTCTATTCTACAAGTTAGAATCACTTGATACTTCTAAGATTATTGAAGTCAATGACTCCGTTGAAGATTACGGTAAGATTGTAGTCACACAAAGTGATTTCACGACTAAATCATCTATTAGTTCTGTTACTAGCGACACATTCAAGTTCAACATTTTTGAGAACCCGGAACGTGTTGGTTATACTTCAGTAACAGCAGATATCAATTATACCACGACTTCTTCTACTGAGAAGGGTCCAATCGCTGATCTGCTCTTGGTTTCTAAGGGTACTCGTTATAAGGATCTTCCGCAAGTAACTGTTGGGTCAACAACTGGTACGTCTGCACTGCTACGTGCTTCTGGTTCAAACATTGGCAAGTTGGATACTGTAGAAATAATCCAGTCTGGTTATGATTACCCATCAGATAGGACTCTGCGTCCAGAAGCAGAGATGCCTCAGGTCCTCTTCCTAAAGGACAACTTCACCGTCTCTAACGTTGCTATTACCAGCACCGGTAAGAAATATCTGACTGGTCCAGACTTGGTAATCTATAATACGAAGAAAAATGAAGTCAATGCTGGTACTGAATTCAAAGTAGATCTTCTTGGTTCTAGTGTATCTAATGTTCGCATTGTCCAGGGAGGTAACAACCTGAGCAGCGGTGACAATAAACTGGTTGCTATCAACAACAGCAATGGAGTTGGTATTGTAACTGTCACATATAGTGCTCCTAATGTCACTATAACTCTGAAGACTCCAGAGACTGGATTTGATGCAACTAACATGCCATTCGCAGTTGGCGATAAAGTTTTCGTCGAGAACGTTGGTGTGTCATCCGGCCATGGATATAACTCATCCACATTTGGATTTGATACCTTTACTCTAACAGCAGTCAATCCGGCTGTTGGTCTTATCAACAAAGCAACGATTACCTATGAAGTCCCCGTTGATCCTGGCGTCTATGATCTGGGAACCTTTGGCACTGTCAGTAACGATGAGGACATCGCCAAGTTTGATGTGACTCTTGATGAAGGTAGATTCTTCAAAGGTGAGCGAATTATCAATATGCGTAATTCTGAGACATCTAGAATTGTCTCGGGCGAAGGTAAAGTACGAAATGTTATTCGTGTCAACAATGTTGACGAATTCCAAGTTGGAGACAGCATTACTGCTGAACTCTCTGGTTCAGGCGGAACTATCGAAAGGATAGAAACTTTCAAAGGAAACTTTGATGTTGGTGTTGTATTCAAGAAGCGTTTTGGATGGGAAAATGATATTGGACAACTGTCTAACTTCTATCAACGCATCCAAGACAGCGATTACTATCAATCGTTTGCATACTCCCTGAAGAGTAACGTTGGAATTGCTTCTTGGAGTGAACCAGTTGATGCACTGGCACATATTGCCGGATTCAAAAAGCATTCAGACATGCTGATTCCGTCGCAACCCACTGGTGTTGGTAAAACCTCCACTACTGGCGTTGGCGTAGGAACCATCTCCAAGTCTGTGGTTCTGATTGACAGCGAAGACTCCCTGTCCAATATCCATAACTTCGACTTGGTTTATGAGGAACCAAATGCAACCAACACTGTAAGTGACAAGATTATTTTCAATGCACAACGTTTTGGTTCTTCTCTGATCTGTAAGTCTAACCGCGTTTTGGAGATTGATGACATCAGTCCCCAGTTCTATGATGATCCTAACCTCATCCGAACAGTTGCTATTGACTCTTTTGACACCACTTCTGCCAACAGTCCTGTTGGTGTCAAGTATTATGCTCAGATTGTTCTAGATTCTTCTCTGGGAATTTCCTACAATGCTACTCAGTATTGTGAGTTTGCTGTATTCACAGACGGAACTGACGCATATATCAACCAGTATTCTGATCTGTCAGATGCATTTGACTTGGGTGAGTTTATTGTAAATCAAAACGGAAATATTGTTGAGGTTTCTTTTGAACCCTACAACAACACTTTCACTTACGACATCACGTTCTATAAAGAAGCAGTTCTCAAATCTCTTGGTGTAGGAAGCACTTCTTATGCCAACATCGAGAAGATTGGTATTGCTTCTGCTTTCTCTGCAACTGGTTCCCCCGCAACACATACTATTCTGGATATTGATGCTTCTGACTTCAAGTCAGGAACAATTTTAGTTGTTCACTCTAGCAACACTGAAACTGATCTTGAGGAATATAACTTCTTGGCAGATGGCACTGGTGGAGTCCTGTTCTCAGATTATGGAAACATGAATTCTGGTAGCACCTTGGGAGATTTTGATGTTGTTCAAAATAGCGGAGTTCTCAAACTCCAATATACTCCCGCAGCAAACCAGGCAGTTACCATTAGAACTTTGACCACCTCTGTTGGTGTTGCTACCACTGCTGGACTGAATGTTTCGGAGATTCCTAAACTTGAGGTGGGTGATGCTGAGTTGAATGCCACTCGCACAGAGATTGCTGCTACTGGCACTCCTTCCGCAGTTATTGTTTCTTCTAAGGATTACACTAACTACACCTCTGCGAAGTATTTGATCCAAGTGCATAACACCAGTGATGATGAATACTCCGTGTTCAACGTATCCGCAAATGCGTTTGCTGGATATTCAAATTATAACGTATACAATAACCTGTCTAACGCTACCCAACAGAAGCGTGATATTCGAGCCATAGATATAAACATCAGTGGCAATAATATGCGTTTGAGGTTTACGCCACTAGCAAGCAAGGACTATGTTGTCCGGGTTTCTGAAATCCGAATTGACAAACCCGATAACGTCGCAAACGACACAACCATAACACTCTAATGGGATTTCAAATAGGATCCGTCAACAAAAAATTCAACGCTGAGCAAGAGACCTTCCTCAATCAGTTTACTCTGACTCATGAGGGAGATTCTCTGTTCAAGAAAGAATTTGTTGGGGACAGTACAACCGATATTCTTTTAGGTGACGATTCGATTGTCATCCCGAACCATTTCTATCGGACTGGTGAAGAGCTGGTATATGATTCACACCCCAATGTACAGTTTACCGGATCAACTTCTCCTATTGGTATTCAACATGGACTGAACGGCACTGGTGCTGGAACCACCTTGCCCAAGAGTGTATTTGCAATCAAAGTTGACGAGAATAAGATCCGGCTTGCAGCAACAAAAACATTAGCGTTACAGAATTCTCCTATTGGTCTCACAACTGTTGGTGTGGGTGCCACTCACGCTTTTACTGCAAAGAAACTAAACACCAAGTGTGTTATCCTGATTGACAATATTGTTCAGTCTCCGGTTTATCCACGTCAGAATTCTACTGCATCATTGGTCTCTGTCAGCAATAATACCCTCGTTCTAGATGATGCTAGTATATTTGAGGCAGGTAGTCTCATCAAAATCAATGATGAGATCATGGTGGTTGAAATCACCAACAGTGGTGGCAATGCTAACACCCTTCTGGTAAAGAGAAGTTGGTTGGGAACTAGATTGCAAACCCATTCTGCTGGCGACACCGCCCAGCTGGTGTTTGGTGATTATAACATCATTGGCGATAAAATTACTTTTGTAGACGTTCCTTTTGGTGGAAATCGTAGACAGGTTGGTATCAATTCAAGCAGTATTGTTGGTCTAGGAACAAATCATAATTTTACTATTCTTACTGAGAGTCTTGAGACTGGAAGTGCCGTCAAACTTCGTTCATTGACACCACCTTCTCCACTTGTTTCTAACAGGGAATACTACATTATCCAATCTGATCCAAACACATTCAAGTTTGCAGATACTAAAGATGATGCTGTAACCAATCAACCCATTGCACTGACCTCTGCTGGTATTGGAACTCATACCCTGGTCTTTGCTGATGACATTGTTGGTAGTTCTTTCCAAGGCAGAGCATTTACTCGTAGTGACTACGATGGCAATATTGTCATGGATGATGTTGCACAGAACTTCACTGGCATTGGCAAGACCTTTACTCTGACTACTGGCGGCAGCAATACTGTAGGCATCACCAGTGATTTTGGTGCAATTCTAATCAATAATATTTTCCAGAAACCTTCCGAAGACTACACTTTCATTGGTGGTTCTGCAACAGGTATTACCTCTGTTCGGTTCACTGGAACACAAACTCCTGGTGGAGTAGATGTTCTCAGTACCGTTGATGTAAATGCTAACAAACTGCCTAGAAAGGGTATCATTGTTTCTATTGGCAATAGTCAAGGTTTTGGATACGAACCCGGTTTGTATGATGATGTCAAATTAGAAAGCGCCAACACTGGTGTAGGTGCCAGCATCTCTGTTGAGATTGGTGTTGGAAAGAGTCTGGGTGAGTTTACAATCACCAACCCTGGTTATGGATATACTGTCGGCGAGACCCTGAATGTAGTTGGTATTCCTACAGTTAGCACCATTGGAGCAAATTTCCAGAACGCTATCTTTACAGTAGAAGACACCGCAGACGATGAGTTTGCTGGTTGGGTGTTTGGTAAGTTGCAAATCCTGGATGACATCAGTGATCAATTCAATGGTCGTAAAACTACGTTCCAACTGAAGAATAACAATGTCGTTCTTAGTATTGAAAAACTGGAAGGCAGTCCAATCAGTCTTGACGATGTTCTACTAATCTTTATCAATGATGTCCTGCAAAAACCAGGTGTTGCATATAATTTCTCTGGTGGAACTAGAATCGAATTTACTGAACCACCTGTAGAAGGTTCTAGTTGCCAGATTCTATTCTACCGAGGAACCGACTCTGATATTGACAATGCTTCTGCACTTGACTCTATCAAGAAAGGTGATGGTGTCAAGATTATTGATCAGGATTCCAGAGTTGCTCGTGACATCCTGTCTCGTGACACCCTTCTTACTACAAACTACAAAGGTCCTGGTATCACTGACGTGGCGAATCCACTGCGTCCTTTGCGATGGACCAAGCAAAGAGATGATTTGTTTGTAGAGGGTGTGAAGGTTAGTAAGTCCCGTACCGAACTTGCTGGTAATGTCTTCCCGTCTTCCCGAGCAATCAAAACCATCGCTAGTAACGACAGCGTTATTTACATGCAAGGTGGTGCTCTTGGATTCCGATTTAGTGAGGGAAATACCTTCAATCCAACATCAGACTTCCCGATCAAGATTGTAGATACTGCCAGACCTACCACCGGATTTGGTCTTACCACCTATCAGACACCTGTTGTCAGCATTGAAAGTGCCAACATTGCAGGTGACCAGGGCACTATCTGTGGGGTGGGTGTGAGTGCTCAAGCACTGCAACTACATTTGCACATCCCACTGAATGCCCAAGCGCGGGTCAATAAATATGGAGGTATATCCAAGACCGGTATTGGCACAGGTGACTACTTTGTCATCTCTAGATCTAATGTTGGTACTGGTGTAACCGCACTCACTGAAGACAGAACTGGAACAGTTGGCATTGCTACAGAGTTCCTAGATGGTGTATACGTAGTATCGCACATCGAAGATCTTGCCTCTCAAGTTGTGAAAATTCATGTCAATATCCAAACTAATCATGGTTTAGCACCAGGATTTGTTGGTCTGAGTAGTGATGTAGGTAACAATTACGGCACATTTAGTTGGGCGAAAGTTACCTGCGGAAACATAGGAACCTCATTTGCTGTCAACTCTACAGAAGGTCTGGTGGGTCTATCCACTGCACCTGAAGTGGTGAGAACTAGCAGATTGCTCTTGGATCTCCCATAAATAAAACGATAAAGTTCAATAGCGTAATGCCAGCCATTATAACTGACCAAATCAGGGTGTTGAACGCATCTAACTTTGTCAGCGGAATTTCAACCACTGATAACAGTTATTATGTTTTTATTGGCTTGCCGAACGCCACTGATGTTGCATCTGATTGGAACACTAACACCCCATCGCCCATCGATAACTTTGATGAGCACGATAAAACCTATGACACGTTGATTTCTGCAAAGAAAATCAATTCGTCTGATGTTCTCCGAGTTATTCGTAAGAATACCTGGACAAGTGGTTCTATCTATGAGATGTACCGTCACGACTACAGTATTGACAACCTGAGTCCCAATACTAGTTCGACTAGTCTCTATAATTCTAATTATTACATCATCAATTCGGACTTCCGAGTTTATGAGTGTATCTACAATGGTGCTGCACCATCAAATAGTGGTAAGGGGATTATTTCTCTTCAAGAACCTGTGCACACTGATCTCCAACCTCGTTTGGAAAGTGATGGATATATTTGGAAGTATCTGTATACAATCAAACCCGGCGACATTATCAAGTTTGATAGTGCTGACTACATTCCTGTCCCCCGTGACTGGGGAACTAATACGGATGTACAAGATGTTCGTAACGCTGCTGTTGACGGAAAGATTGAAGTCATTGTTATTGAGAACGTTGCTAGTGCATCATATCAGTTCTCTGGCACAAAGAATGGAGTTCCCATTCGTGGAGATGGTCAAGACGGTGTAGCGTCTGTCACTTTCGTCAATGGCAAACCTACCAATGTGCAGGTCACAAATGGGGGTACCGGGTACACCTTTGCAACTCTTGATCTCGATTCCGTCGTCAATGGTTCTGGTGCATCCTTCTCAGTAGTCATTCCTCCTCCGGGTGGACATGGTGCTGACGTTTATCGTGAGTTGGGTTCCAACAAAGTTCTCGTTTATTCGCGTATTGAGAACTCTGACGTTACCAACCCTGACTTCCCCACTGGCAACCAGTTTGCTCGTATTGGGGTTATCAAGAATCCTCTTGTTAGTGGTAGCACTAACCTGTTGGATGCCCCCACCGCATCAGGTCTTTACGGTATCCGTTTGACTGGTGCTGCTTCTACGACTATGGCGGTCCAAACTGACGGTGAGGTGTCGCAGACAGTAGGTGTTGGTTCTACTGCCATTGGTAAAATTATTGGTTACGACACTGTAACTCAAGTCCTACAGTATTGGCAAGATCGTAGTGTTGCCAATGGAGATGCAGCGTCCATGCATCAATACCGTCTAAATAGGTTTACGAAAACCCCTGGAACAGGCGGATCTTTGAACGTTGTGGTCCAAACAACCACTGGCACAGAGACACTTGCTATCGATAGTGGGTTCACGGGAGTATCAACAACTGTGAACAACCGTACTTATTACTTCGGACAAACTTTCAATTCTGGTATTGCTTCTCCTGAAATTCAAAAGTATTCTGGCGATATTATCTACTTAGATAATCGTCCTGAAGTTACTAGAGCGACAAACCAAAGAGAAGATATCAAAATTATCTTAGAATTCTGATACGATGCCACAGAACACCAACCTAAACGTCAGTCCATATTTTGACGACTTTGATTCTGAAAAGAATTTCAACAAAGTTCTGTTCAAACCAGGATCTCCTGTTCAAGCAAGAGAACTAACAACTCTGCAATCTATCCTACAGGGACAGATTGAAAAGTTTGGTAAACATATTTTCAAAGAGGGATCTGTTGTAATCCCTGGTAAGTTCAACTATGACTTTGATTATACGTATGTCAAAGTAGAGTCTACGTTCTTTGGTGTTCCGGTAGAACTCTACTACGACAAACTGGTTGGTCTCCGTATCAAAGGCAAGACTTCAGGTGTCATTGCTCAGGTTGTTCTTGTTCTGTCATCTGAAGATTCTACTGAAAACTGTACTACAATCTATCTGAAGTACGAAACTAGTTCTGACGACCTGACAACATCCACTATGTTGGATGGTGAGAACTTGGTTACCATGAGTGACTTCACTTATGGTGTGACTACTATTACTGAGGGTTCTGACTTCGCCACTGCTCTCAATTCTAATGCAACTGGTTCTGGTTCTGCGTTCACTCTGGTCCGTGGTGTCTTCTTTGCACGTGGTGCTTTCGTTGAAGTACCCACTCAGACCCTCCTGCTAGACCAGTACAACAACAAACCCTCCTTCCGGGTAGGATTCCGAGTAATTGAGGAAATCATCACTGCTGTAGAGGATTCTACGCTGTATGACAACGCAGCAGGTTTCTCTAACTTTACTGCTCCGGGTGCTGATCGACTGAAAATCAGTCTCGGTTTGACCCGTAAGCGTCTGGATGACTTCAATGACGAGAACTTCATCGAACTTCTTCGTACAGATGAGGGTGAAGTCAAGCAGTTAGTTGACCGCACCGTCTATAGTGAGATTGCCAAGGAATTTGCTCGTCGTACGTTTGACGAGAGTGGCAACTACTTTGTCGATAAGTTTGACCTCGAAGCAAAAGAGTGTCTGAACGATCGGTATTCTAACTTTGGTCAATTCAGTTCAAACAGACTGACTGAAGATGGCAACAAACCATCTAAGGATTTGATGTGTATCCGGGTTGGTCCCGGTAAAGCATACGTTCAAGGTTTTGAAACACGAGTTATTGGTACTCGCTTCCTCGATGTCAAAAAACCTCGTACCACCAAGGCTGTAACTGATCGAGCAATCCCGTTTGAGGCAGGTAATCGCCTCCGGGTCAACAACGCTTTGAGTGCAGCCCAGATTTCTATTGCCGCGGCCAATGGAGATTTTGTTGATCTCCGTAGCGAGCGTCTTGATAGTAATAAATCAACCGCTTCTGGTGACAGCATCGGTCGTGCTCGCGTCTACGATTATAAACTCCAGAA